TAGTGCTGCTATGAAAGTTAAAATTACTCTCACTAACGGGCACGTAGTAACAGGTATACTTGAAGAGGACTACAACGCTTTAAACGGAAGAGCAATTGATTGGATTCTAAATGATGAGCGCAATTTTATTCCTTTAAAAAGACCAGATGGGAAAGAGTTTCAACTTTCCAAAGCTGCAATCGCAACGATCGCAGAGGAGAATTAAAATGGAAATGATTTTAGATTTAGCCATGACTTTTTGGCAATGGGTAGTCTTTGGAGTACTTGTATTAATTGGATTTATTTCCAATAAATTTGATGGTCAGGGCGAGCATCGTGTAGGTTTTAAATATGCAGAAATGCCTCATATGACACCTCTTCCTATTGCTACGAAAGACAAAGGTTTCTTTAAAGCAATTTGGCATTGGTTAATGGGAGTTCGTCAATGGAGAATTCAAGACGATTTTTATTATGAGTTAGAAGGTGAGAAATATGTAATTCCTAAAGGTTTTGAGTTTGATGGCGCTTCTGTACCTAAGTTTTTGGCTATGTGGCTATCTCCTGTCGGGGTGCTTCTTATGGGCGGTCTTGTTCATGATTATGCTTACAAGTATGCAGCTTTAATGAGTGACACGGGGGGTCGACCTCATGTTCATCACATGGACCAAAAAACTGCCGATAAGTTATTTAGGGATATTTGTATTGAAGTAAATGGCTTCAAACTTTTAAACTATCTTGCTTACTGGGCACTTCGTGCCGGTGGCTTTGTGGCTTGGAATGGTCACAAGAAAAGAGGAACTCATCTTTAATTTTATAAGGTATTTAGATGTACGAAGAACAACAAAATATAATTATTGTTGATAATATTTGGTCAAATGTGGATAAAGTAAGAGAATATGCTCTTACTCTTACATATGACACTGAAAATTTTGGGAATCATTTTTGGAGGACTCCTGCTCAATTAGATATGGGAATGATTCCTGTATTAGAGAAATATGTTGGCTCTACTATTCTTAGGGATCATTTTTGGGAGGTTCCCCCAGACCCTACTAAGCATCACCATATGAATATGACTTTTTACAAAGTTATAAATGAGAACGGATATAATGCCTGGGCTAATCATATTCACCATGACGGAGCAGATTGGACAGGTATTATATACCTTGATCCAGATATGGGCCCTGAAGTAGGAACTCAGTTATGGAAACATAAGCTTAGTGGAGATGAATTTGCATTTGGACAAACTAATCATGTGAAAAAGAATGATGGAGGGTATGAAAGGTTTTGGGATAAAAGATGTGAGTCTCCCGAAGAATTTATACCTACAGATTATTTAGCTTATAAATATAATAGGATGGTTCTGTTTAAGGGAGGAATGTTTCATTCAGCTGTATATCCTCCAACTTTACCAGATCAATCAAGATTAAGTATGTTTTTATACTTTAACGTGGAGTATTAAATGAGTAAATATTTGCTAAAAATTATGGGAGAAAGAACTTCTCTAGACGGGGTCGCTCTTATTGCAATTTGTGGCGCTGTAATTCTTTTTGGAGGCCTTGCAAAAATTGCAGCTTGGGCAGGACTGGGGTATGGATTATATACCCTTTTAAAGACGGAGGACTAAATGAGCGATCATACAGTAGATTCAGACGTAGCAAAAGAGATTGATGCAAATGGTGATGGGCACATCTCAAAAGAAGAATGGGATATGCACATGGAGTTCAAGCGCAAAGAGCTTGAAGATAAAGACGCACAGCGTGATGCAATCCGTAAGATGGCTTGGTTTTCATTGATCGGTCTTTTGGTATATCCTTTTGGTATTTTTTGCACAGCGTTATTTGGATTAGATAAAGGAGCGGAGTTAATTGCTGATATTGCTCCTACATACTTTGCATCTATTGCAGTATTAGTATCCGCATTCTTTGCTGCTGATGCAGTAGGTAAAAACAAGTGAAATTAGTTTTATTATTTTTGCTACTACTGCCGCTCTCGGCAGTAGCTAGCAAAGATATAGAATGTTTAGCTACTAATATTTATTTTGAAAGTAGAGGAGAATCCTTGGCGGGGCAAGTGGCTGTAGCCCATGTTACAATGAATCGAGTATTCTCCTCTAAATTTCCGAATAGTATATGTGAGGTTGTATATCAAGCTAAGTACGATCAAATGCTCCCTTTAAAGAATCAGTGTCAATTTTCTTGGTATTGCGACGGGCTAAAAGAAATTATAAAAGATAAAAAAGCTTATGAAAAAGCTAAAAATGTAGCTTTTTATGTCTTACACGGGGGACTAGATATAACAGACGGAGCTTTGTATTATCATTCCCATACTGTAAGTCCTGATTGGAATAAAGAAATGAATCACACGGTTACTATAGGTAACCATATATTTTATAAATGAGCTATTCAGAACAAGTTCTCGATCATTATAATAATCCTCGTAATGTCGGAAAACTAAACAAAGAGGATGAAGATGTTGGCACAGGCATGGTGGGAGCTCCTGCGTGTGGTGATGTAATGCAATTACAAATAAAGGTAAATGATAATGGAATTATCGAAGATGCTAGGTTTAAAACCTACGGATGCGGAAGTGCTATTGCTTCTTCCTCCCTCCTTACCGAATGGGTTAAAGGTCGTAGTCTTGACGAAGCTGGGAGTATTAAAAACACCGACATCGCCGAGGAACTCGCCCTCCCGCCCGTCAAAATCCACTGTAGTGTGCTTGCAGAAGATGCGATTAAAGCTGCGATCGAAGACTACAGGAGCAAACATTGATCCCTTATAAAGTATACGATAACTTTTTTTCACAAGAAGAACTAACATCAGTATGGCAAGAATTTGATAAAAATGTTTTATCAAAAGTAACTACTGACACAGGTACTGCAACTCACGAGGGACAGCCTTTAAAAGATAACTGGGGTTGCTGGCTTGGACATGTTTTTCCTGATAATAGTACTAAAATTCCTCAATCCCCCTATACTAATATTATAGAAAATATCGAAGCAGAGGAGGAATGGTTCTGGAGATATTTTTTAAAAACCAAGGCAAGTGCTTTATTATCTTATTACGGTGATGGGGACTCTTATGGAAAGCATTTTGATCAAACCCTAATAACTTGTTTAACTTGGTTAAATATTTACCCAGAGAAAACTTTTACAGGAGGAGATCTTATTCTGGAGGGCGGAAAAGACATCGTAGAGTACAAACATAATAGAACTGTTATTTTCCCCTCTATGATGTTTCATGAAGTGACTCCCGTGAAACTTCTAGACCCAGAGAAAGAATACTCAGGAAGATTTTGCTTAACTTTATTTTTTATGCAGGACGAAACATGATAGAAATAAGTAGAGCTGATATTATCAGCGAATATATTGTAAATTCTCAGGACCCTAGACGGTTTATAAAATTACCAATAGAACCCTACTTAGAGTTATTACAAGTTACCCCTTTAGAGTCTCAAATGGCATTAATAAATGCTATAAACAATCCTAAGTACAGGTTTGTATCTGCGGCTCTATCAAGGCGTCAAGGAAAAACTTATATTGCAAATATTGTAGGGCAATTAGTGTCTTTAATTCCTAATTCGCATATTTTAATTATGTCTCCGAACTATTCCTTGTCTCAAATATCTTTTGATCTTCAGAGAAATCTGATCAAGCATTTTGATCTAGAAGTAACTAAGGATAATGCGAAAGATAAAGTTATTGAATTATCTAACGGTTCTACAGTTAGAATGGGTTCAGTAAACCAAGTAGACTCAGTAGTTGGTAGAAGCTACGATCTTATTATTTTTGATGAAGCTGCACTAACAGATGGTAGAGACGCTTTTAATGTGGCTCTTAGACCTACACTTGATAAAGATAATTCAAAAGCTCTTTTCATTTCTACCCCACGAGGTAAGACTAACTGGTTTGCAGAGTTTTGGAATAGAGGCTTCTCAGAAGAGTTTCCTGAATGGGCCTCTATTAGAGCAACTTATAAAAGTAATCCTAGAATGTCGGAAAACGATATTAAAGAAGCTAGAAAGTCTATGAGTGAAGCTGAATTTAGACAAGAGTATGAAGCAGACTTTAATACTTATGAAGGGCAGATTTGGTCATTTGACGCATTAGAGTGTGTCGCTAATTTAGAAGACCTAGACGTATCTAGAATGGATGTATTCGCAGGATTAGACGTAGGTTACAGGGATCCTACTGCTTTTTGCGTAATAGGATATGATTGGGATGAAGAAAAATACTATGTATTAGATGAGTACTTAAACTCAGAAAGGACCACAGAGCAACATGCTACAGAGATACAGAAGCTTATGGATAAGTGGGATATTGACTATATTTTTATTGACTCTGCTGCTCAGCAGACACGATTTGACTTTGCACAAAATTTCGACATTTCTACCACAAACGCTAAAAAATCCGTACTTGATGGAATTGCACATGTTGCAGCCATTGTAGATAACAATAAACTTATTGTAGATCAGAGATGTAATGAAACTCTGTCCTGTTTAGATCAATATCAGTGGGACCCTAATCCTAATCTTGCTAGAGAGAAGCCTAGACATAACTATGCGTCTCACATGGCCGATGCTTTACGTTATGCATTATATAGTTTTGTTACTACTTCAACGGGATTTTGAGAACACCTACTTAAAAATAGTTGTTGACATCTTACCTCCCTTTGTATATAATTTCAGATAACTAGGATTAAAATGAAAGAACTTAAAAGAGACCCTGTTAAATATGTCAGAGACAAGGCAAAAGCAGGGTACAAAAAAGATACCAAGTGCTATATTTGTAGCGCTGAGATAGAGTTAGACTTTCATCATTACTATAGTTTAGCGCCTCTACTTGATCAATTCGTAAAAGAGAGGAACTATCATATAGAAGATATTAGAGATTTTAGAGAGGAGTTTATAAACGAACACTGGGAAGAGTTGTATGATTGGACTGTAACTCTGTGCCATACTCATCACTTAAAACTTCATTCTATATATGGAAGAAATCCTCCATTACATGCTGCCAAGAAACAGATGAGATGGACAGAGCTACAAAGAGAGAAACATTTAAATGGCTTGGTATAATTTTTGGAGGACAGAAAAACAAGTAGACTTGGACAAACTAAATCCTGTTCAAGAATACTATGCAGGAAACATCGAGCCTTCTAGAGAGTTCACTTTTAGTTACGAGAGGGCTTACGAAGACTTAGAAATTGTCAATCGTGGC